TCTCCTTTTTCATCATTCCAATTTGATGTTGACTAGCCAATTTCTTTTCCTCTAAATCTAGTTTTCTATGTTGTAATGCGATATTCTGCTCTTGGTTTTGCTGTTCTTGCGCTTGTATCTGGGCTTGTTGGTCTGCTTGAGCTTGTTGTTGCTGTTGCATTTGTTGTGCTTGAGCTTGTTGCTGTGCCATCATAGGCGCTTGAAGTGCTTGAACATGCTCATTTACATGGTTATCAATGGCTTGTTGTAACTCAGGTGGTAATTTATCGTACTCAGCCGATTTACGGAACAAATTATGATAGTAAATGTGCGTTTCGTGATCATGGAAATCTCTTACTTGTATTGTAATTGGGCTCTGTGGTGGAGGAATACTATTTGGATCTCCACCTTGCATAGCAACTTGCTGTTGCATTGCTCCATATTGTTGCATATTTGCTTGATATTGTTGCAAAACTTGAAGCATTTGAGGATTATTATTCTCGATAATGGTCTTATTCTCGAATTTTGCTTTGTTTTCATCCAGTTCTTTTTCTTCATAGACCGCTTCAGCATCACCCATACCTAGTAATCGTAGGAATGTTTCATGGTCCGGTTGACCGTTACGATCTACAATTGCGCCCATGTTCCACAGAGTCATAATACGCTCCTGTTGGCTCGTTTTTAACTCTGGTAAACTTGAACCTTGCACGATATCAATATCTTCGCCACCACTTAAATCACTGCCTAGGAAACTCTCAACCTCTAATTGACCATCTTGCCCAACTATTTTAATCAATCGTTCTTCGGTATAATGTTTATGCATGAGATGTAAGACACGTTTTAACGCTCGTTTCATACCTCGTTCATAGTTCTCAGACGAAATAGAGAGTTTCTCATTCTCCTGTTCAACCATGAGCTGTAATCCACTATACGTATCGAGTCCAGTCGGTAAATTCCCTTGTGAGATTTCCCTTGCTCCACTCATATCGTCAATATCTCGCATATAAAACTCAATTAATCGGTCATAAATGGAAGGTAAATCAGGTGGACCAACTCGTTGTGGTGGAGAACCATTGTTTGGATATTGTACAATTCCACCAATTTCATTCGTTAAATCATCTTCATCAAAATCAGTTCCCATTGGTACTAACCAAATACTATTTCCCATGCGTTTTGCATGCGTAGCAATCATTGATTTTGTGATATTAATATGTCGCTGAATCGGTAGCATGTCTTTAATGAATGCATCACCTTTTACGGATGATGGAATCGGTATATCTACAAAGATTGTATAAGGTATTTCTCCTGCATTTTCATCTACGTCTAATAAGGTATTGTTTGCAGTTGTTACCTTTAATCCATTTGGATACTTCTTACATGGTTTCACCCACATTTCACTGACCATAGCCATTTTGTAGTTTCGTTTGCTTTTCTGCATATTGCTATAACCAGATGAAATGGTTAAATCATTGTTTGCATACTCTACATTTTCATCTTCTGGTACATCGATTCCATACGTTTCTTTAATGTAATCAATGTCTCTTGGCTTTTGCTCAATCACCCAACGGATTTCATCATCATTCGTTGCTGCAGGGTCAATATACAAAGAAAGAGGATCTACTACATAAGCAACAATTTCACCTGTAAATAGTTGTTCCTCTTCTTCTCCTTCTGGTGTGATATCTTCCCCTCGTGTATTATCAAAGAATACTTTGAGTGCACACCACCCTTTAATGCCATTTTGCAAGAAAATGTCACGACTTTTACGTCCCATTTCTTGCTCTTTCCACCAATGATCTAATGCTCGATTTGCAAGTTCAGCAATTTCGATTCGTCTTTGTTCGGTAGTATCAGGCATAACCTCATACTTCAATTTATTCTTAATTTGTTTTGCGACTTTTACCATAACTTTTGGTTTGATGATATTATGAACAATACGCTCGATTCCTGGTTCTTGTGGTGCAGCAGTCATTTTTTTACTCGAACTATCCCATACAATGAATTGGTTACCTAGATAATAGTTAAGTTGTCTGAGTATATTTCGTCTGTTTTCCCAATCCTCAGCTTGTTTAATACGTTCATCTACAATGCTTACCCATTCTTTCGGTGTTTTTGCATTCTCCACTTAATCACCTACTTACTTTGACTATTTTCAACACTCTCAGGAGGTTCATCATTTTTTACTTCTACAGGTTGCACAGGTTCATCTACTGGCTTAGGTTTTGCTTTAACCAGCTTAATCTCATAACCTTCAACAGTTACTTCTTCAATTACAACAGGTAAGTATTCAAAAGTATGATCTACTTCTGCTCTACGCTCATAAGCATCTTCTTTATCTTTAGCAACAAATAAATGTTGCGTTTGACCAGGTAATCCAATATTAAATAGTTTCATTAATGCACCTCCATAAATCTCTTAGTTAATTGATTCTCAGTTATTTCTACTTCTCCGTGGAATTCCTCGTAAGGTCTAGTCCATACCTCTCCAGTTTCAACAGACATATATACAACAACTAATTCCCCTGTGGCTTCAACAGTAGCCCAGTTTGCCATCACTCTATATAATCCACCTTTATAATGCCTGTATAACATTAAATCACTCCAAAATAATTGGTATTTGCGGTTCTTCTTGCTTATTCGCTTTGATAGTTCTTATTTCTGCGGATTTAAACTCATGGAACGTTGGGGATTGAATACGATCTAACAATTCTTTACGTTCAATTCGCCATGACTCATTCAATTCTTCAATGTTGTTTAAATAAATACTGTGTATATAATTGCGGTCTAATTTCCATTCATTCTGTAAATCTCTTGTATGTCTATAGTAGTGAATATTTTGAACCACAATTAAAGCAATAAAAAAGCAAATTACTATAACTAAAGCTGTTAAACTAAATAAACTAATCATTCAATACTTCCTTTCTTTCTCTTTGATTTCTTTATTGCATGAGCAAATAATTTATTGGTTTGCGTTACTTGAGGTGGTAATGCTTTTGTTGGTCGTGGTCTACTCATTAATCCATAACGTAAAGCATCTGGTGTATGATCTAATGGATGGTCCGCAATATCTTCTGGATTATGTTCATCCATCACCATTGAAGGTAATGCTTCAATTAAATGTTTACAATTGTTAAAGATTTTAAGTTTAGCATGTTTATAGGTAGCTCCACTTGTTGGGTCTACTTCATCATAGACATGTAACCACTCTCTTACTCTCTTCCATCCATTCACACGTTCTTTCGTTGCTTGAATTAATGGAACACCTTCTTTTGCAAATACCTCTGAAGGGCTTTCACCTGTTGTTTTTCCTTTATTCCAAAACGATGTATCTCCCACGCTATACTCAATCTTTTCGTTTCCTGTTAACTCTTTTGTTTTCTGCGCTTGTTCATGTGATAGTAATTTCGATTTGACAAACTCCCGATAGATAAATAAGTTTCCATCTCGGTCTAAAGCACCCCATAAACAAACAAATGGATCGTTATATCCTTCATCAAGCATTCTGAACTTTCGCCAATCAGAAGGAATAGCAAATGGTTCGATTACATGTATTGCACGATTAAACTCATTAAAAAACTGACCACTAAACGTATCCCAATCACCATCAAGCAATTGTTTTCGTTCTTGGTCAGATAGACTCATTAATCGGATAAGATAACCAGGATCGTTTTGAATTAACGCTTGATTATCATGTATGTTTGCAGGAATGAATATTACTTTGTTTATGACTGCCTCCCCTGTGATTGGATGATAAATTTGATTTCCATTATCATCTGTAACAGGTATCTCATGTACTTGCTCTGGTGGTCCTACATCAATAAAACGTTTCTTCACCCACGAATGGCCAACTCCACCAGGATTGGTTGTTGATTTCACACTTCTAGGATATGGTTTGCTACCCCTTAGACGAGATAACATGTAGATATACCATTTCTCTTCAAACTGTGTTAACTCTTCCCACCGAATGACATCATACTCAGCACCTTGATAGTTCATATAGTTGCTATCATTATCCCAATACGCTAACTCAATAACTGAACCATTGATTAAGGTCCATTCATGTTTAGATGAATTATACTTCGCTAGTTCTTTCGGATAGACTTGTAACGTTCTTGAGATAATGGAACGTTGTAGATCGGGGAATGTTCTTCGGAAGATAATTTGACGACTACCTTCGTATTTCATTCCATACTTCAATGCATCGATTATGGTTGCTTCTGATTTTCCTCCACCTGCTGCTCCACCATATAAGATTTCATCAGCTTTCGCTTTGTGGAACACTTTCTGTCTAGGTTGAGGTTTATAAGGAATGACTACTTTCATTCATCATCTAATCCTTCATCAAATACAACAACGACTTTATTATCCATTCCACCACTATGTTCAACTAATTGTTTATCTCTCCACTCATTCGGCTTTCGATTCTTTAACCAGAAGATAGCAGCTGTTGTATCTGGAGTAACTTCTTTTGTCACACGCTTTACTTCAACCATGTATTGTTCAAGTTCACCTGTCTCTGGATTTCTTCTTTCAGCAAGTTGCTGAGTAACTTCATCATAATGATATCCAGTAGCACGTTTTAACAAAGCATTTTCTACAATACGATCAACTACTTCTTTTCCTTTTTTTAAGGTCTCCGATATCTCCGAATATTTCTTTTTCCATTCATAAAGAGTAGATGTAGATATTCCCATATTGAAAGCTATCTGTTCGTCTGTCAGTCCATCTCTCGCCCAACCTTCGATGAGTAGCAATCCTTCTGAAGTTAACCACTCTTCATATTTACCCTTAGCCATGTATCCCACCTCTCTCGCTAATTGCTTAATAAAATAAAAAAGACACTCACATAAGTGAATGCCTTAATGACCACCTGTACCTGGGTCTTTCTTAATAATATAACCACCTGGACACGTTCCTGGGTCTTTCATATATCTACCTCCTGTCTTTATTAACTTATTCGACAGAATGGTTTTAATTCCTTTTACCTAATTATTGAATAGAACCTAAACTATAATGTAATCACCTTGACAACATGGACTTACTTCAAATCTAATTGGTACATATCCACCTGCTAAATGAATAATGTCTGTAGTTTCATAAAATGTTTTCTTACACTTTTTACATTGTTTTCTTTTCTTCTTAAATAGTGAGAACATCTTCTTCACTCCCTTACCAATTTAAAACTGATTCCTCCGCATTTATCACA